CATCCCCGTAGGCCTCAACGAGGAGGAGGGCATCGACGTCCTCCAGATGGTCATGACGAGCCTCCACGCCGGGGGCAAGTTCGACTCGGAGTCGTACGCGAAGTCCGCTGGGCTTCACGGCATCGGCGTCTCGGCCGTCAACGCCGTGAGCTCGAACTGCATCGCTCGCGTCAAGCGCGACGGGCGCGAGTGGGCCCAGAAGTACGCCGAGGGCAAGCCGATCTCCGAGGTGACCGACATCACCGACCTTGGACCCGCCGGTGCCTACGACCCCGAGCGGGGCACCGTCATCTCGTGGCAGCGCGACCTCACGATCTTCCGCGACGTGCTCGAGTACGACGCTGCCCGCATCAAGAAGAGGCTCCAGGAGCTGGCCTTCTTGAACCCCGGGCTGTACCTGCGGATCATCGACGCCAGGGGCAAGCGCACCAGTGAGACGACCTACCACTACGCCGGCGGCATCAAGGAGTACGTCGGCGAGCTGGTGGGGAAGAAGAACGTCGGGTCGCCGGTGCTGCACTTCGTCGACTCGCCGCTGCCGGACTGGAACGTCGAGATCGCGATGGTGTGGACCGACTCTGGTGACGAGGACATCCGGTGCTTCGCGAACAACACCTTCAACGCCGATGGTGGGACACACGCCACAGGCTTCCGCAATGGCCTGACCCGGCTCATCGGGGGCTACGCCAAGGAGCACGGGATGCTCAAGGGCCTTGGCGAGGAGGGCCTCACTGGCGCCGACATCCGTGAGGGCGTCGTGGCCGTGGTGAACACCCGCCTCCGGGACATCTCGTTCTCGTCGCAGACCAAGGACAAGCTGGTCTCCCCCGACGCGAAGACGAAGGTCGAGGCGCTGTTCAAGGACTACGTCGAGCCCTTCTTCGAGTCCAACCCAGGCGTCGCGAAGAAGATCGCGGAGCGTGCGGTGCTGAATGCCCGGGCCCGAGAGGCAGCGCGCAAGGCCAAGGAGCAGGTCAAGCGCAAGGACGACTTCAACGACCAGCTGTCACTGCCGGGCAAGCTCTCGGACTGCCAGTCGAAGAACCCCCGCGAGTCCGAGATCTTCATCGTCGAGGGTGACTCCGCCGGCGGCTCGGCGAAGGGAGGTCGGGACCGAAGGTTCCAGGCCATCCTGCCGCTGCGGGGCAAGGTCCTCAACGTCGAGAGGGCTGGCATCGAGGCCATCCTCGAGAACAAGGAGATCGGGACCATCATCACGGCGCTGGGCTGCGGCATCGAAAACACCCGGAGCTTCGACGCCAAGCGACTGCGCTACCACAAGATCATCATCATGACCGACGCTGATGTCGACGGGGCGCACATCCGCACCTTGCTGCTGACCCTGTTCTACCGCTGCATGCCGCGGCTGATCACGGACGGCTACGTCTACATCGCGCAGCCGCCGCTCTTCGGCGTGAAGCACGGCAAGTCCACGAAGTTCTTTCTCGGGGACACGCAGCTCCAGGCCTACATCACGGACCTGGCGTTCGGGCACCTGACGCCAGAGGGCATCGCAGCGCTCGACGAGGACCAGTTCAAGGCAGCCCTCGAGTCCCAGCGCAAGGTCCTCAAGATCACGCGGTACAAGGGCCTCGGAGAGATGAACGCCGACGCGCTGTGGAACACCACGATGGACCCGGAGAAGCGGACGCTGTGCCGCGTCACCATCAACGACGCCGTGCTCGCCGAGCAGACGTTCTACGAGCTCATGGGCGACAACGTCGAGATCAGGCGTGCATGGCTGGAAGAGAACGCGGCCTACGCCAAGCTCGACATCTGAGGAGACACATGACCAACACCAGGAGAACACGATGACCTATGAACCCATGAGCCAAGAAGAGCTCACCGACTACACCACACGCTACGCCGACGCGGCTCGCATAAACTGCCAGCCGCTGCGCGCCAACGGAACCTCGTTCCCCCACGACTTCCTCTGTGGCAAGGACCTCAGCAGGCTGAAGTTCAACGTCCTGTTGAAGAACTATCTGCCCGATCTCTACATCGAAGGGTCGAAGTGCGACGGGGCGGACTTCGCCTACTGCACCCTGCACCGCTCGTCGTTGATCCATTCGTCGTTCCGTGGGGCGTGCTTCGGTGGTGCGACGCTTAGCGGTGCCAACCTCACGCGATCGGACTTCACCGGAGCGGACTTCACCGACGTGTCGTTCATGAGGACCGAGATGGGACACGCAGTGCTCACCGACGCCCGTGGGCTCGGCGTCATCCCGCGCATCGAGAACCTCGACCACAAGATCCTTTCGGCCATTCGCAGCCCAGGGAACGAGCTCAACATGGGGCGATGGCACGGGACCGAGATGGGAGAGGCCTGCGACACGATGCACTGCCGTGCGGGCTGGGCGATCCACCTCGCTGGACGCGCAGGTTACGACCTCGAGAGGATGCACGGGGCGGACGGTGCGGGAGCACTGCTCTACAACGCCGCGGGGTCCCACCCGACGCCGGACTGGTACACGTCGGAGGGGCGTGCCATGCAGGACCTCGAAGCGCGTGCTGGGGTGGCGTCTTGACGCTTCGCGAGAAAATCAGCCAGGCGGAGCTCGACGAGTTCCTACGCTGGCACCAGTGGGAGAACCGACGCTACAGCTACATCGGTGAGTCGGTGGGCCCATACGTCGGAAGATCCTTCCGGGCAGACCACCTCGTCGAGCGTGACCTTCGCGGTCTCGTGTTTCCACGTGAGTGTGACAGCATGGCCAACCTGGATCTGACCAAGGCCGACTGCACCGGGGCGAGCTTCGTCCGAACGGAGCTCCACAACACCAAGCTGAACGGCGCGATCTGCCGGGAGGCTGACTTCACCGACGCGATGTTCAGGTACACGAAGTGCGCGCGCACCGACTTCACCGGGGCGAACTTCACGGAAGCCAGGATGCTCTACATCGAGTTGGACCACACGGTCTTCGACGGTGTGCAGGGCATCCCGGAGATTCCTGTGCTCGAGGACATCGACGTTCAGATCCTCGACGTGATCAGGGCCCCCGGCAACGAGCTCGACATGGATACGTGGCATGGCAACTTCTTGTTGCTCAGCTCGTTGGGCTACCTCGATGCCATCGAGGATGCGCCCACGGATGACGAGCGCGTCGTGGCCCGTCACAAGGCCATCTCCTGTGGCACGACACACTGCCGCGCCGGGTGGGCCATCTGCCTTGCCGGGCTGGCCGGGGCGGCGCTGGAGGACAAGCTCGGTGGTGATGCCGCTGGGGCGCTGCTCTACAACGCCGCGGGCTCACACCCGACGCCGGACTGGTACGACTACGACGAGGCGGCCCTCGAGGATATCGAGGAGCGAGCCGCGCAGCAGCGAGCAAACCGCCAGAAGGTGACTTCGCCAGGGACGCCTGACGGAGCGTAAAAATAGGCCGATTCCACCTATTAGTACATGAACCGGGGATCTCCCCCACTTGTACAAGAACTGGAGAAGACATGAATCAGCCGAACACTCAGACCGAGACCACCACCACCCTCAGCCCCGCGGAGCGCGAGTCCTTCAAGGCCATGTCGCAGGCCATCATGGAGGGCGTGGACATGGCTTGGGGCACGCGCCTCGCGGCGATGGAGAAGACCCTCGCCGGCCTCAACGCCGGCGTCCCGAGCAGCATGAGCGCGGACATCCAGCGGGTCGAAGCGCTGCTCCACCGCGCCGAGAACCTCCGGGCGCTCGCGCCCGCCCCCGCCCCCGAGCCGGCCCCCTGGGCGGCCACCATGGAGGACATGCTCCACCGCGCCGAGGTGCAGAACATGGGCTTCATCGCCCGTCAGGTGCACAACGTGAAGGTGACCCCCACGGGGTCGAAGGTCATCCTGATCAGCGCCGGCGTCGCCGTAGGCGTGGGCGCCACGTTGGGCACGGTGTACGCCGTGAACAAGTACCGGGACCACAAGTCCCGCAAGGCCGCGGCGTTCCTCGACGCGACCCCCGGGTCGAGCGAGTTCTCCACCGGCATCTGAAGCGTGACGCCTGGGGCTCCCGCAAGGGGGCCTTCAGGCGATTCGCTTTGCCCTAGTAGTCGAGGGCCTGCTCGATGTTCTCCATCTCGAGCATCTCGTTGCGGTCTTGCTGCGCGTCTCGCGCCTCCTTGATCGGAGCGATGATGTCGGGTCGGCGGTGGTCGAACATCGAGGCGAGGAGGCAGTAGAGGATGCTGTGGAACGTGTCGTCAGGGATGCCCCGTGGCTTGTCGTACTTCACCATCTTCATCGTGTCCGAGTACTCGGAGCGGATGCTGAGGATGTCGTCCGAGAAGGGCTCCTTGTAGTGCGCCCAGCTGGGCAGGCGGATCTTCATGTTCTTGAGGGCGCTGAAGACGTCCGACATCAGCGGCGTCCGGTACAAGATGTAGCGATGCATCTCGGGCTTGTACTGCACCTTCGCCGGGGCCCGGCTGGCGTACTGGAACTGGTGGATGCGCTGGGGCCCGTACTTCGACGTCAGCTGCTTGTTGGGGTGGAACCCCATACCGTAGTCGGCCCCGATGTACTTCAGCCGGAACTTGGCGATGAGCCGGTGGATCTCAGCCATCTGCGGCTCGGGGTCCACGAGGTTCCCGCTGAAGCGCTTCGAGTACACGATCTGGAAGCTGTTGTCCCCGCGGACGTAGCCACCCACGCTGAGCACGCTGTAGCAGTTCTCGCCGGTGCCCCAGTCGATGCCACCGTAGAGCTGTGTGCTGAGGCCGAGCTTCTCCACGGCCTCCTCGTCCATGTCGTACTTGTCGTCGCAGGCGCGGATGAGCTCGAGGCGGCTCAGCGGCTTGGTGCCTGAGTCGTAGCTCAGGGCCATGACCTCGTTCATGAACTGCGCCGTGGGGTAGCGCTCGTAGGCGTAGAGGATCTCAGCCCACTTCTCAGGGTTCTTCACGAACCAGGGCACCATCAAGCGACAGATGCGGTAGCCCTCGAACTCCGCCCCGGGGTTCATCTCTACCCACTGGGCCTGCGGGTGCTCGGGGCTGATGGGGCCGCCGCACTTGTTGCAGATGGGTCCAGTCTTGCCGAGGTTCTCGGGCCCGAGGATGTTCCAGTGCCACCCCGCCGGCGAGGCCCCGTGCCTCTCGCAGGGGATGACCCACTCGCTCTGCGTCGAGAACTTCGACCAGTAGCTCTCGATGTTGTTCGAGAAGCTCTTCGGTGTGCCGGAGTAGACGCGCATGCCTCCCTTGTGGTGGGAGATGGTCTCCTCGAGGACGGGCATCGTGTCGCCGATGAGGTCCTGGATCTCATCGCAGAACAGGTTGTTCACGCTGACGCCGCGGGTTCGGTCGGCGTTCAGGTAGGCGTAGCGCAGGTAGATCTTGTAGTCGGTGACGAACCTCTTCTCGAGGATGTTCATCGTCAGGCTGCGGTGGGTCAGCGCCTTCATCATCGGCGAGACGTCGATGATCTCGTCGAGGCGCGTGCGGGAGAACACCGTGGTCTGCATCGCGGACGGCGTGACGAAGAGGCTCGAGCGACCAGGCAAGTAGACGCCCATGGCGAGCAACTTGTTGCCCACCGTCGTCGACTTCTCGGTCTGGCGCGACGTCATCAGGAGGATGTTGCGGTGCGCGGTGTCGTAGGGCTTGAGGAGGTACCTGCGCTCCTTGAAGTCCACCGGCTCGACCTTGCCCGTGTCGCCGTCCT